TCACTTACTACAGGAACTCCACTAGCATTATATTGTACTAAGTTACCTGTTGTACTAAGTGAACTAGTTAAATAAGATAGTGCAGTACCACCAGCATTTGAGATAACAACTGCGTCTCCAGTAAATGAACTTACGCCAGTACCACCATGAACAACTGCTAAATCAGTTGTTAAGGTTAAACTAGCTGCACTTGCTGCGCCTGTTACAGTTAATATATCATCAATAGTAGTTGTACCACCAGCTGAATCAATAGTTAAGTTACCTGAAGTAGTATCAATTTCATTGTCACCAGTAATACCAACTTGAACATTACCTAAGTAAGCTCCGCCAAATTGAGCATCATGCCATGGTGATGAAGCATTGTCTCCACCTGATAAATCTTCGTCTTTAGTAAATGAAAATCTTTGAGTTTGTATATCAAATCCAAAGAAACCATCTTTAACTGCTGAACCATCATGCCATTTAAATCTAATACCACGATCGAGTCCATCTGCAGAAGCAGTGTCTTTTGCTAATTCTAATACTGGATCAGCTAAAGTAACTACTGTTGAATCAACAGTTGTTGTTGTACCTGAAACTGTTAAGTTTCTTCCAACAATTAAGTCACCGCTTGTATTAACTGTATCTGTAAGTTGATTACCAAGTACTGTATTACCATTAACCTGTAAGTCTGTAGTAACTGTTAAATCATTTCCAATAGTTACATCATTTGGTAAACCAATTGTTACTTTATTATTAGATACAACAACTGTAGTTTCTGCAGCTGTATCTGAGAATGTAAATGTATCTGAAAGTAAGTTAACTGCATCAGTATTTGAATTATCATCAGCAATATTTAGAACAGTTGCAACTGTTACTGTACCGGCAGCTGTTAATCTACCTTGTTGGTCAACTGTAAATGTTGGAATTGCTGTTTGAGAGCCGTATGAACCAGGAGTTACGGCAGTATCATCTAGATCAATTTCAATTTGATTACCAGAAGCTGATGTTGTTATACCAGTATCACCGGATATTGTTAATATTTCTGAATCTAAATCAATACTTAATGCGCCACCCGAATCAGCTTGAAAATCTAAGTCTTGAGCTGTTACTTGAGCATCAACATAAGCCTTAATTGACTGTTGAGTAGCAAGTGCAGTAGCACTGTTAGATGTGAACGAATCTTCATCTTTAATAGTATCAATTGCTACAGCTGAACCTAAAGCTCCAGTTGCTGCAATCTTAAATGTTGCAGTATTTAAAGCGCTTACATGTGAATTACCATCTGTAATTAAAGCGCTATTTGCTGTTGTTGTTCCGTGAACGTGGTCTAAAAGGTTGGTATAATATACACCACCAATTATTTCTACCGAGGACGCGTGACCTGATCCATCTTCTGAACCTGTTCCTATATAAAGTCTATCACCATTATTTGCTTGTGTTCCAGTAACATACGAGTAAGCTAACTCACCAGTACGTATATTACTAGGCGCTGCGGTGGTAGACCCCGTTGTTAAAATCTTTATTCTTGTTAAATTAGCCATCTAGTACGTGCCTCCTGTAAACACGGTATTAATATTACCCAATGTTCTTGTTAATTTATATTTAGAAGTGGTAGCGTCGAATATTAACATTGCTCCATCTCCTAAATCAGTTTTATCTAAATCAGTTAAATCATTAAAGGCAATGTTACCAATTTTTAGAGTTCTTGCTTGAATTCTATTTTGCTGAGTTATTTTAGCTTTTATAGCCATTATATTTGCGTCACTCCTGGTGTTACTTCTACTTGTCCTTCCACTATTCTTGTCCTTTTGCCTGCCGAATCTAGCATTTCAAGGTCATAAACATATCTACCTGCAGCCATTGTTGATGTTGTAGTATCAGTTAAAGCTATAGTAACTTGCCCTGAACTAGGATCTGATACTGTAGTAACAAAATCTATTGAAGTTGTTGATGTATAAGACTTTCTTATTTGTCCAGCAACAGTAAATCCTGTAATATTTACAGCATCACCATCTTGGTCAGTAACATCAATGGTAGCTTCAAAATCTGTACCTTGGTCTATTACTAAATTTGCAACAATTGCCATTTATATACCTTTATTTATATCTTTTAATTCTTTAACTTCATTACGAAGTTCTTTTATTGCTTCAATAAGCAATGGTACTAATTTTTCGTATTGTACCGTTTTATAATCGTTATCGCCTTCACTAATCTCTGAATTAATTGGCGCATCTTTTACAGCTTGTGGTAAAACAGCTTGAACTTCTTGAGCTGAAACACCAACTCTTTCTTCTTTTTGATATCCAAGTTCTATAGCTCTTTCATTTGGTTCATATATAAACCCTGATAAGCTATCTACTTTATCTAATGCGTTTTCTATTGGATTTAATCTTGTTTTTAATCTGTCATCTGAATAGAAAGCTGTAATATCATTAGTTGCTCTTATTTCACCAGTTGTTCCTGATGCATTTGTTCCTACACCTAATGCAGATAATCTACCTTGAATATTTGGAGCTGATGCACTAAAGAATGAAGCAGCTGAATATGTTGTATTGGTATCACTCCAAGGCACATTGACAAACATTTTACCACTTGATAATTCAACTGGATAGTTTTTACCATTTTCTCCATAACCAATTTTAACAAGACCTAATGTACTTGACGTTGCTGTTGAATAAGTTGTATTGGTATTTGTATCTGTCGCACTAAAAGTAAATACTCCAGCAGAACTTTCAACAATACTTACATTTGTACTAGCTGCTAGTACAATAGCTCCACTTCTAGCAGTACCAGCTACTTTTTGAACTGTAGTTACAGTATTAGTATTAGTATCAGTATCACTCCATGGCACATTCACTACCATTTGATTAGCAGCGTTTAATTGTATACCATAAGTTCTACCTGCTGTGGATGTAACTGCATTAGCACCAGTTGGATTATCTGTATTACTAAAGAGTTCAACAACACCTGCTGTAGTATCAGTTGCTATACCGTATGTTGTATTAGTATCTGTTGAATTAAATGTAAATGAACCATCTGCATTATCAGTAATTGTAAGAGCACCAGTATCTTTAAATGTAAGACTACCAGTTCTAAGAGCACCCGTTGTTTCTTTTCGTATCCCAGTAGTTGTTCCTGAAGGAACATTAAAGTCTACAGTCTCTCCAGCTCTTGTAATAGTTACACCAGTACCAGTTAATCTTACTATTTGTCCTGATGAAATATCTGCACCAGTATTTGCTGCATCTGTATCTTCAGCACTTATAGTAAAGCTAGTATAATTATCATACCTATTATCAAAATCGTCAGTTGTAACTGCTGTTAAATGGCCATTAGTATCAACTGAAAGAGATTTAATATAAGTTCCATCTTCAGTACCACCCTGGCCGAACGTACCATTTAAAGTTGATGTTTGATTATGAGAAATTGTAACTTTATCATCCCCAGCAGATGTTATAACTGATATTGCATTTCCACCAGCAAAAGTTAAGGTATCACTATTACTATCCGCTACAATATTAGTTTGTCCTGCTACTGCAATTGTTTTAAATATGTTTTGAGCTGAACCTACGTCATCATTTGTAATTGTTAAAGTATTACTAGTAGTATTATATGCAGTACTTATTCCTGTTCCACCTGCAAAATCTACTGTAGTACCATTTGTAATTCCTTCAGTACCTGAATCAGAATTAATAATCCATGAATCATAATCAGTAGCTTCTGTTATAAGTTGTGATAATGAACCAGCTACTCCAGCTTCCCAATAATCTCCAGTTTCATTCCATTGTAGTAAAGCGTTTGTTGCACTTCCTCTTTCTATTTCTATACCGCCAGGTTCTGTTGGAGAACCAGTAACATCGCTATTTAATACAATGATATTATCTGTGGTTGAAAGAGTTGAAGCTTCAATAGTTACTGTAGCTCCTGAAACGGTTAAGTTACCTGTAATTACGGCATTACCACCAACGTTTAAGTTATTTGTTACTGTGGCTGAATGTAAAGTTGCAAGACCACCAGTACTTAAAGTATCAGTTACAGTTAAATCGTCTCCAATAGTAACATCATCAGGTAAAGAAAGAGTAATTATCTTATTATTACCAGAAGAACTTACCGCCGTTGAAATTTCATTTGAAGTACCAAGAATTTTAAGTGTATCAGATAAAAGCGATACGTTTTCTGAACTTCCTGTATCAGCTGCAAGAGGGAAGGTTGATGATACTGAAGCAGTTGTTGATGCTGTAATTCTACCTTGAGCATCTATTGTTATAACTGGTATTGACGTTGAAGATCCATAAGATCCCGCTGTAACTGCAGTATTATTAAGACTAAAATCAAAGTTTTGATTATCGGCATCCCAATTTGCTGTAATATTTGTTTCTGTATTATTAGATATTAAATCTTGAGCATTGTAAAATGTTACTATATCAGCAGTATTTGTAGCTGCTGAAGTATTTAACCCAACTAATTGCCATGCTCTGTCTGGCTTAGTTCCTACTTCCCCTTCATTCCACTGTAATGTAACGTCTGGAGCTGATCCACTTACGTGCTGTCTATCTACTCTTAATCCTTGAACATTAACATTACCATCTAGCTCAATTAAAGCTGTATTAAATGTTAATGAAGAACCACCGCCACCAATTATTAATGATGCGCTTGATAAGTCTAAGGTTGTTCCGTTATTAAATGTAAATGTTTTTCCTGATTGCCCAAAGACTAAATTACTTTGAATTGTTTGAGTTCCAGCATTTACTAAATCTATTTTTTCTGAAACTAATTCTCTTATACCAGCTGATAAATCAGTTGCTGATAATCCTGTAAGAGTCATATTACCTATATCAGTTTCATGCTCGTTAATTGCATCTGATAAGGTAGTAGCTGTAGTATTTAATGATTGTCCTGGCTCTACTTTAGTATTTAAAGTATCTATTTCAGCTTCTAATTCTCCAATTGCAGGACCAACAGTACTTGCGGTAGTTCCCATAACAAGACTTGAAATAGTACCAAGTTCTGCGTCTAATTCATTTACTGCATCAGATAAAGTTGTTGAAGTTGTTGTAAGTGACTGACCAGGTTCTACCTTTGTGTTAAGTGTATCTATTTCAGCTTCTAATTCTGATACTGCTCCACTTACTGTACTTGCTGTGGTTCCCATTGCACCAGCTGTAATTGTTCCTAATTCTGCGTCTAATTCATTAATAGAAGAAACAATGTCTGATTTATCTGTAGTTGTAAGAGATGCAATATTACCTACATCATCTTGCACTTCGTTGACTGCTGAAACTAAACTATTTGAATCAATAAAAATAGTGTGTCCTGCAGTTGGTGCAAAATTTAGTTCAATAAATTCTGATATAGCATTATCAACTGTGACTATGCTTGCTGGCATAGCTGATGCAGCTATTTGATTTGATGCTCCAGTATTACCGTCAACTTTTAAAATTTGAGATTGACTGAAAGAACCAGTTTGTGTTTTTAAATATATATTTGTAGTACCAACAACAAAAGCTAAAGTACCAGACCAACTAGCTGAAGCTAAATTTGATCCTTGGTAAAGTGAAGCTCCTTCTGTAAAGGTTGCTGGAATAGTAGGATTTCCTGTTAATACTAAATTACCAACTGCAGTTGGTATATGGAATCCTGTTGCGTTAATACCTTGAGTAATTTCTGTACCATTTACAGTTACTCGACAAACGCCTTTTCTAAATGATTCTGATAATACTCTAGAATGACTTGCACCAGCAATACTATCACCACCTATAGCTAAGTTTTGAGATGCGCTATATGTTCCATTAACAGTATCTACGTAAATCTTTTGAGTTCCAACGACTGAAACTATCCTACATGAGAATCCACCACTTTGTGTTATCGTTGCTCCAGCTATAAATGAAGCTGGTATAGTAGGTCCACCTTTTAAAATAATTGCAATTGCATCAACAGCTATTCCATCACTTATTTCAGTTCTATTTGAACTATAATTAAATGTAGTAGCTACTGCGGTATGAGTTGTTTCGAGATCAGCAATCCTAGAATCTAGTTGTTCAGTATCTCCTAGACGGATTGAAATTTCGTTAGTACCTTCTCTCCAATCTTCAAAGGTATTAGTTTTCGATATTCTAGTTTCTTTATTTATTGCCATTATTTACTCGCTATCTTCTTTAAAAGCTTTTTAATTTCCTCAACATCCTTTTTAAGACTTATAATATCTTCGGATTGTTGAGCATCTAATTTTTGCTTATCAATTTGAGCTAATCTCGCTTCATAAGCAACGTTATTAGTATTTATAATCGCATTCGAAGCAGTATCTCTAATTAGATTAATATCTTCTTCTACAATTAACTTATCTATTTCTTTTTTCTTTCTTGTCATCTTATGTTGCCGCTATTGCTCTAAAGTCTCTTACCATCGGAACGTTCGAACTATTTGTTGATGTTAATACTATTTTAAATGCCATTGAACCAAACTTACCAATTGCTGGATCAACACTAAATTTAACTTCATTAAATGCTCCAGAGTTATTTACTGGAATAATTCCACTTGAAGGAGTACCTGCAGATGTCCATGCAACATCATTATCAAAATCTGTATCATCACCAGCAGCAAGTACTTTAAAGTATAAATTTATAAGAGTATCTTTTGGTTTATTTACTGATAGATATATATCAATTACATCAGCTTCTTCATTTAAGTCAACTCTTTTAGTAATATAACTATTTAAGTTTGAAGTACCAGTAGCAGATGTATCAGCTACATAAGATGACCCATAAGCACTTTGATTATATGGAGTTGCATTTGATGCGCTATTTGTTCTATTTGAAATTGTAAATATTGATGTTCTATTCATATCAATTACAGGAGATAAATAACTGTTTCCAGTTAAAGTAGCAGTCAAATCAAATGATTTATTGCTACTCATATAAGTTGATTCGTTAATTGCAGAACCAACTACTAAAGGTCTAGTAAAGTTATTAGTAGCATTTGCTAATAGTTTTAAGTTTTGCATCTCTGATGTTGTGCCATAAACATTTGATTCAGCACCATCAATTGATTTACCACCAAATGCATCAAGTGAATAAGATATTCCAGTACCTGGAACCGATAGATTTTGTATTGATGGAAATACTGAATTATACATTTTATTTTCAGTAGCAGTAATAGTAGTTCCACCACCATCTATACCAACTGTTGTTGCTTGTACTCCTGAAATTGTAATAGCATATGAATCATGTTCTACGTTTGTTATATCATGTGTTGTATTCATTTGGGCTGCAGTAATATTATTTACTGTACCACTTTGACCGCCAATAGTTACTTTATTATTTGCGCCATACATACCATGATTTGGATGTGAAACTTTAATAATAGTATTTGTAGAGTTAGATACATATCTAAATGGATTAATACCTAATGTTCTTGCTGGAATAACATCGTTAACAAAATCAATCGTTGCAGATGTAGAAGTAAAGTTTGCTCTATAAAGAGTAAATTTTAAGTCTTTAGTTTGTTCTGGTGTCCAAGTTGAAGCGTTTGCTGATGTAAAGAATACTCCATTGTAAGGTTGTTTAGTAACCCTATTAGCTGTATTTTGTAAATCAAATCCACCTGTTTCTGCAATAAAGACTTTAAATTCATCAGATTGTGAGATCAATACGATGGCATATTCTTGATCTTGAGCTAAATAAACTGGATGATCAAAAGTTACTGTAGTTGCCTGTGAACTATCAGCTGAAGTTGTTATAGCACTTGGATATACTACTACATCAGTACCTGGAACAACTTGTTGAGTTGGTATACCATTTTCAACTGAACGTATTGAAACATTCAAAGGTATACTTGCATCTTCAGCTGCAACAAAGAGATCTAGCTTAGTAGTAAATATTCCGCCTTGTTGTGTAATTAAAAATGTCTGAGCAACTGGGTCAACATATTCAACCTTTTCAGATCTAGTACTTCGTGTAGTAGTTTCTGATATTACTCTATTTGAATTTGTTTCAGAAGTTACAAACCTAGGAACTTTAGTTGAGATAATAGTATTTTCTTTTACTTCTAATAATCCTTGAGCATGATATAATGTTTCAGCATAAGTAAGCTCGTCATTCTTATTATTTGTAGAAGAATCTGTTAATCTAAATTCTCGGGTTCCTGTTTTAAATCTAAGAGCTGCTGTAGAAGGTATAATAAATGAACCTTCAATTACACCAGACGCATTTGTAATTAAATCTGTATTTGATGGATGCGAAGCTACGCCGCTATAACCAAGTACTCCTGAAGTATCTGACCATTGTTGGAATGATTCTTCAGCGCAGAAATTAGTAACATCTGCTCCATTAAAGAAAGCAAATACTTTAGTATTAGGTTTCATTAATTCAGCTTTAAAGAATATTTTTCTTGAACGTATAAATGGTATAAAGTTAGTTTCTACTACTTTAGCTCCAAGTTCTTTTCTTTGAGTATCAGGTACGATAGTTGTAGTTAAACCAGTTCTTGACTGATTACTAGTTACTGTTGAAGCTGTTACAGTTGTAGTCGCTGTCGTTTTCTTAATTCTGCCTCTTCGGTCATTAACTCTTTGGCGAGTGACTGAAGTAGATGTACCTAATACAGTTGATTCTGTACCAGACCAGTTAGTTTCCCATTCGTTCCATACTGTTCCAAGTATATTACTTTGGTTAGCTTGGAATACGAGTTGGTCATATATTCCTTCATCATCAATAACAACATCAGGTCTTGTTTCTGTATCTTTCCATTCATCAGATTCTGGTGATAAAGTTATTTTACCAGCCCAACTAAATACATTGTAAGGATTTACAAATTCTGATTCTGTAGCATAAGGTTGTTTGATATATTCTGCATGGCCGTAAGGAAGAGTTACAATTGAACCTGTTTTTTGTGCTTTTCCACCTGTTCCGTTAGCTTCACCAGCTTTTCTAATTAAGTTAACATTTGATTCAACATATTTCGGTCTTAAAATGCCGTTTGCTTTATCAATAGCAACTTCGTAATCTGGGTGAGTAACATGTCCTACATTATGCCCATAGAAACCATCAACTAAGAATCCATTTTTAAATCTTTCAGTTGTGTTATCCATTACTTGAGTATTAGCTGCTTCTTTTTCTAATAAATTAAGTGAAGTATAATACTCTAAGTTTTTAACTCGTTTATCAATAGAACCAATATCTCTCATAGTATAACGTTTGTTATCTATTTTAACTGGAGATAGATCTTTTGTATTAAATACATAAGGTTGATAATGTAATTCATATATGACCATTGCATTTTCTGGATCTTCTGGTCTGCTTGGATCTGTTGCTGCAACACCAGTGACTGTTCCAAAATTACCTTCTCTATCAAGGAAAAGTTTATCAATCCTTGCTAAGTAATGAGTAATATCAGCTTCGATAAAGTCTCCAGGATTTGGAGAATCAGATAATGAAGCTCCTGTACCAGTACTAAATTCAGAACCAGTAGTAATAGAACCAGCATTTGCTTTCATAGGTCTAAAGTCTAGACAATCTCTAAGTTCTACTAATCCATTTAATCCATTAAACGTTGGAATTGCTTCATAGTCTCCAGCTGGATATGAATCTACACAAATATAATCACCAGCACTATGTGTGTAATGATCAAATGTAACTGTTAAGTTTTGAGCTCCTAAAGATCCTGCCTGAATAAGTGAAATACTACCTTCATCATAGTAGTTATCTCTTTGTCCGTTATCTAATTTAAATAAATGAGTTACATTAACACTAGAAGCATCTACTACAGAAGTTAATTTAATAATATCTGATTTATCTAAGAATAATGCTGATCCGTTAGTTGCGTTATCACTGCTTAAAGCATAAGTTGTACTTACTGTTGCTTTAGTTTTTGTTTTTCTACCAGTATTATTTTTCTTAACTGTTACTATTGCCTGAACTGTTGTAGAATTAGCTAAACCAGATATAATAACACTTGATGTTCCGTTACCAGCAACCGTACCACTACCAACTCTTGCTGTAGCTGATGTTCCTATTGCAACATCTACTGTAGCATTACTATCTAGTATTCCACCAGAAATATTAAATGCAAAGTTTCCGCTTGAATCTGTTGTTCCGTTAAATCTTTGTCTTACTTTATAATCTAGTGTATCAGCTCCAGAGGTTTGCAATGATTTAATTGCGTCAAATGGTAATTTAAATACTAAACCATTATTACCAGAGTCGAATCGAATACCAGCATTAGCTAATGTTCCTACGAAGTCTGTTCCACTTGAAAATGCTTGTGATACTGATGTGACAGCAGTAAAACTACCAGAAGTCATGACAATATCAAATAAGAATAATCTATAAGCAGTTCCGTCAAATTCTAGTCCTCTAGCTCTTGCAGTTCCTACTGAAGCTCCACCTGAATTTTTAAGTGTAATAGTTTTATAATCATTTATGTCTGGGCAACCTCTTACAGTTGAAGCTGTAAGTTTAACAAAATTACCAACTGATAATGTTTGTTGTGCTTCAGTTTCTGAAGTAAAATCTCTTGGCTTATCTACTGCAACATATTTTGTTGCAACGTTTTCTAATCTAAATCCTTGTACATAAGCTACACTTGGCTCAACACCAATTGCTAATTTAGTTGCTACACCTCCGTTTCCAGAAGTTAAGTAACCATTATTTCCAACTGCGTCATCAAGATGTTCTCTTATATCTAAGGTAAATGGCCTTACTGAGTAATCACCAGATTCTTCTGCTGTTCTCCTTGCCATTCTTGCTGTAAGTTCTGTATTACCAGCTTTATTAACTTCTTCTGATTGTATTATACCGGTTTCTAATTTAAGTAATATAATATAATTAGAGTATGTTGTGTTTGGTGCAGTTAAAGATTCTTTTATAAGAGCAGTAGCTATTTGATATCTATTTGCTCCAGGAGCGGCTGTATTTGGAACGCCCTGAGCATTATCTACTAATGTACCATCATTACCTGAAGTTATAACGCTTTCAGTAACATTTAAACCAATAATATAAGATGGAGTATTTGTATACTTATCTAAAAGAATTGATTGTTTTGCTACATAAACAAATGTACCAGATATAAAGTATGAACCTTCTTCAATATTTGCTTGTGAACCTAAGCCAACTGGATTTGTTATTGAAGATGCTGTATTACTACCATCAATATTTGAACCACCACCAACCATAGTTTTACGAGCTGTTCCTCCACTAAATTGTATGATTTCTCCAGCAGCAAAGGTTGCAGTTGTTTTATTAGTACCGCTTCCAGTATATTTTACATATAAAGTATTTGAGTCTGAACCGGCTGCAGCTACTACTTCAAGTACTGTTGCTGTAACGCCAGAAGTTGCACCTGTAACAACCTTTCCTACGAATTCAGATAAATAGCCTGATGTTGTAAATGATGAACCACCAGTTGAAAATGCTTCCTCAACTTTTACATAATCATATTCAGTATTAATTGAAACTTTACCGCCAACGACTCTTGAACCATCATTAAAACTATATTGTCCGTGTCTATCTAATTGTCCTTGTAAAGCAGTTTGTAATTGTGTTAATTCCCTTGCTTGAACTGCAAAGCCTGGGCGAAATAATACTCGATGATAATTTTTTGATTCATCATAATCGTCATAATATGGCGCTGTTGAGTATGTTTTAACTTTTGATATATATGTTGGCATAAGTTTTCTCTACTTAAAAATATACTAATGTATATTAAAATTCAATTATAAGTTTAATGTCTTCAATCTGTGTAGCTGATCTGTTTACTGGATCTCTATTTTCTAAGAATAAAAGCTCTCCAGAATTTCTTTCTACTTCAGCTGCTACGATAGCACTTGAAGATTTTAAAGCAGCAGACCCACCTGATGCTCCAGTAACAGTTTCACTATTTTGAAAAGGAACAAATCCTGTTTTAGAATTCTGGTAATAATGTAATCTACCATTACTTGAATCTATTTCTACTAAGAATGCTTTAGCTCCTGATGTTCCACCAGTTAATACTGTATCAAGAACAAATCCAGATGTACTAGCACCTGATGCTAAGTCTAAATATTTAGTTCCTCTTAATGTAGAAGCTGTCGCTGTTGTTCCAGTGCCAGCATTCTTTGGATTTTTAATAAGTGTTACTTGTCTAAAGTCTTGTCCGATAGCTAAATCACTATTTTCAGAACCAGTCATTTGTGTATTTACTGCAACAAAGAATCCACCAAGTTCATTGATAGGATCTATTCCATGGCCACCCGTTAAAACGTTTTGTACCTTAGGGGCGTTATTAGGAGCAATAACTGCTCTTCCAGTTGCACCAGAACCACTGCCGCCAGTAATTGCAAGACTTGCTATATTATAATTTGTTCCTTTAGCAGTAACTGTAATTGCTGTTACAGCTCCACCTGAGACAGTAGCTGTAGCAGTTGCTCCAGTACCATCACCACTAATTGTAACTGTAGGAGTTCCAGTATAACCGGTTCCTCCAGCTGTTACTTCGTATCTTTCAATACCTTGAGCTGTAGCTGAATCTCTTGATGCTTTTTGGTTTAAATATTGTGCGTAATCTCCTTCAGAAAGACCAGATTCCGCAGCAGAGTCATTCGCAAAATTCAATGAAACAGTTTTAACGGGCATAAAACTAGTTGTTAAGAATTTTTCTGAATCTACTACCTGAACTGTATACATATATTTCCATGTATAACCATCTGATTCTGCAGTTGGATTAGTTAATGTTTGTGTAGGCTGTACTGTTGAAGCTCCAGCTCCTTTTACAATACATTTATATACCTTAAATTCTGATGTGATAATATAAAAAGCTTTATCAAAAATACCTGAATCATCTGAATCCCAAGCTACGTAGCTTCTTCCTGATGCCCAAGTATGTCTTGGCACAACATGAGATACTTCTGCTGATGCTATTTTTTTCATACCAAGTAAATTTTGGTATGCTTCATTGATATTATCAATAGTGTCTGATGGAGTAAAAGCTGTTGTATCTGTGGTGTCTGAAGTATTTAAAGACCAAACATCTGATTTGCCTAAACCAATATATACACTGTTTCCAGTTACGTCTGCTTTAAAGTTCTCAGCGTTTACTTTTCTAAAATTTGATGTTACGATTGCTGTCATTTTTCTGTCCCGTTAAGTAAGTATATTACTTTTAATGTTATATTTATTTATAAGGCTTTCATTGTTAGATCCTATAGTTTTGTCACCAAAAAATTGTATTTGTTGGTTATTCCTAAAGAAACTTGGAGCATTATATGTTGTTTTTCTATTGAAGAAATTATTATTTTCTAATGTTGAACTTGTTACATGATTTAAGAGTAAAATAAGTATTGGCTGTAATCCAGTTGCTCTTATTTCATTATTAACATCTGATTTTATAGTTACTTCTGGGTCATTTACATAACCGTTACCAACATTACCTGGTGTTATCGATGTTATTTCACCTTTATGAAACTTAATATTACCTGCGACTATACCTTCTCTTAAACCTTCAGCCTTTGCTGCATCTGCACTAGCTTCTGATGAAGTATATAATATATCATTGGCTGCTAGGTTAAATGTTGCTGTAGCTGTTATATTAGTTGATAGTGGATTTCCATCTTCATCAAAGGATTGTGGTTCTTTAATTACAATAGTAGGAGCAACAAAATATTTACGATTTATACCGCCAACTTTTGTTAATGTCGCAACTTTACCAGAATTAGCATTTGCAGTAATTGAAGCAAATGCTTCTGTATATCCACTTCCTGCCGCAGTAATTGAAATTGTATCTACTTGGCCTTCGTTATCGATAGTACATGTAGCTGTAGCTCCTGATCCACCTTCTCCACTAATTGATATTGTAGGAGCTGTAGAATAACCAAATCCAGGAGATGCAATTTCAATAGCTGTTACTTTTCCAGCTGTTCCACCACTACCTAATGTTACTGAAAGACCAGCTGATTTAAATATTTTAGCTCTTACATTAGGATTAAATGAAGGAGCTAATATTTCCATAATAAAAGCTAAATCTTCTAAACCAATTACACCAGGCTGTAGTCCTGGCATCGATGATAATGTAAATCTATTTAATCTACTAAAAACATTTTCATATGATTGAGAACCAAGATTCAAATTACTTATTGCTTGATCATCTCCCAATACTGCACGTACTAATTCGATTTTAAGTAATATTTCACCAAAGAATTTAAATCCCGCTGGATGAATTAGCTTAGTAAATGCATTTGCCCAGTCAGCAGTGTTTTTACCAGTACGAATAAGGTATGAAAATTTCTGATAGAATAATGAATCTTGTATTTTAATTGTATCTGATAAGAATCCTTTATTATCTAAATATCTTCCTTGTGAAGTATCGTAATTACCTGATGATGGAATTAAAGTTTTGTCAAAAGGTTGTTGTACTTCTACAGCTTCGTCAAAAAGTAATCTAAAAAATATTTCTATAGAATCTGAAGAACCTTTTACTTTATATAAATCAACGATTGTCTTATATAGTCCTCTTTTTTCAACTGATAAATTTCTAGGAATAGATGCAGCTATTTCTTTTTGCATTTTTTCTAAATACTCTGCACTATTATTATCAATGTTCATAGAATCTTCAATTGTATTTGTTACATATGAAGGATTCGGTAATACATAATTAGTTTGTAGTGTTGAAAGACTACAAGATAAATTATTAAATGATGAAAGTCCAGATACCGTAAATGTTTTACCAAATGTTCCGCTACTAGTAGCTAAAGATCCGGGTAGATCGTTTCCATTTGATATCGTTACATTTGTATTATTTAATGTAACCTGAGTTGTACTACCATTTGTATTTGTAATAGTTAATGTTGAATTACCACCTTGATCATCTGAAAAGAATTTATTATTTTCTTGTTTTGGATCTGTTATTCTAAATACTGCTCTTCCATTTGCTATTAAATCATTAACTACAATTGTTTCATTATAAAGATATTCTTTTAAATTAAGAAATTCATAATAAGATTCAAGTAATGATTCAAACAGAGGAGCATCAGATAATATTTCTTCAGGTACTAATTGATTAGTACGAACTTGCTCTTTCGTCTTTTTCTTAGTCGAAACTACCGATTCTATATAACCGGGCGATGAATTATTTGATCCGTAACCTGCCATTATGAGCTAAATCTATTTGTAGTTGTATATGATACCGCACCAGTTGTTCCAGCTGTTGCAATTGTATCTTCTTGAGGAGTAATTATTACGTCAGAAGAACTTATTGATAGCAGTTGATCTCTTTTTGGAGCAATATCTAATGATAATGGAGTTGCACTTACTTTTATAGCTGTAGTATCATCTGGTCCAAAGCTGTTTAATGTTATTTTACCAAGTACCGGATCAACTTCTCCTGCGTCTGAAATAACTGTAACGTTTACACCACTTACTACTTTATAAACAATAACATTACGTAATGTAGACCCTGATATAGGCTCGTCACCAAAGTAATGGTCAACACCGCCAATTTTAAATGCGCTTGATGATATACTATAATCAGATAATGAGCCTGATACATAGAATCCACCAGCAAATGTAAGATTAAAGTTATTAGCTGTTGTAGTGATTGATGGAGTAATGTTTTGAAACATCTTAGGTCTTATTGTTGAGTTAAGAATCGCAGGATCAGAATTATCTACATCTTGCAATAAAGCTGAATGCCTAAATACACCATCAAATTTATTTAATTCATTAAGACTATAATCATCAATAGTATCTCGTACAACAGAAGTTAATTCTACTGAAGATCTATCTGTAAGATTTGGATTAAATTTAAAAAATACTTCTAAAGATAAATTAGTAAAATTAGGATCTACTAATATTGGAGTAATTGATACAACGTTTTTACCTTTTAATATATTTGTAGTAATGTTTTCTTTTTCTGCTGTGGTTAATACATTTGATGTTACTGGTTTAACACATACATAGACACTACCATAATCTGGCGGATCGTTATCTTCACCACCCCAAGTTGATATAGCAGATATATTTGAGAATTCTCTTTGAATAATAGATCTATAATCATCTGCTGTAACTGCTCTATTTTGAGCTGTAAATGTAAGCGGAGCATTAAATCGAATTGATTCTAAAGTTTCTTGGTCTGAACCTCCAGCTGCATTTGTTAATGTTGTTACTGCAATATTAGTAAATCCGCCAATAGTATCAACCATAGTAAATGTAGTTGCTCCATTTGCTTCTGCGGCATTTGAAAATACATAGTCCATAGTTACTACATTATTATTAGTAGGTTTAAATCCAGTTACTCCATCTCCAAAATATATTTCGTAAAAACCATTTGCATTTTCTTGTAAATGATAAATTTTAGTATCACTTACTACGTTAAGTAATGTAGTAAATAATGTGTATATATCAAAGGCTGAAGATTCTTCATTAGCCTGTACTCTCACTCTTAATGTAGAAGTATCAACATCTTTGTCTGCTATTTGAAACTTTTGATTTTCAATAGAGTTATCAACTCTAAATTTCATAGTTTTATATGTACCTTCAGAAATTTCAACACTACTAAAAGTATATTTTTTAGTACTACCATCAACTACTAAGGTAGCTGTTTGAGTACTTAATACTATAAAGTTAAATTCTTCTCCATCGACTATAGAAGTAAGCTTAGCTCCTCTATTTAATGTTAAAGTTGTTGGCAATGATCCAGCTTCAGTCGACACATCAACAACTATTTGTACAGATGATCTAGGTGAGAGTATCGACCTTGGAACGTATGACAACATTCTTGCTCTTGCGACCACATTACCTCTTATTTGAGCTGAGTCCAAGAACGCTTCGTTTAATGCTAAATGAGCAGTCATTGCATTATAATGAGTATTATATGCAAGTACATCTAAAAGAACTGACAAACCAGATCCTTCAAAATCATAATCATTAAATGTAGACTGATTCTTTAAATAATTTTTTAAATTAGTCTTAATATCAGCAAAATCTAATTCAGTTACTTTTAAATCTGTTCCTGCCATTATCTTAATCTCCTAAGTTCTATTTCTATCTCTTGTATTTCATCAAAATCTTTAATTCTAAATACAAGATATATTCTATATGCGTTATTATCTCTATTATCTTCAACTTTTAATTCAAGAATAGCTATTCTTTTTTCATTTTTTGCAAGGACTTTAGTAATTGCAGACTTTAATGCTACTCTTGTTAATACGCTTGCTGGTTCAAATAGTAATCCTCTTAAATTAGCGCCAAGTGTTGGTTGAAATGGTCGTTCATAGAAATTACTAATTAATAAATTTTTTACAGCATTTTTAATTGCTGCATCATCTCTAAGAGGTGTAATATCTTTTCTGATAGGATGTTTAGTAAGCTTAAGATTTAAATCACTAAACCCTCGCTTCTTTGATACTATAGAAGAATTCTTACTTTGTCCACTTTTATCTGATAATGAGTTATTTCCTAATGCCATATATCTATTTATACCTATTATTCATCAGGAATTGAAGAATCATTGGTTTTGCCTGAATTACTTCCAGAACCAGTATCCATTGATGTTGTTTTATGTTTATGAGTAGCAAGAGTTGGAGCGTTACCAGCATCGGTTGAAACGTCTCCTGTACTATGTGTGGTTCCATTTACTAATAGATTACCATGTATCGTGGTATTACCAGTGATATCAACAGTCGTATTAGAAGCATTTACAAATACTGTACCATCAGCAGCAATATTAATTGTTGTACCAGACTTATGCTGTATATTAATTCGTTCAGAGCCTTCTGTATTATCAAATTCTACTAAATGACCTGCCTCTGTTTTATGTACTTTATTTGTCGGAGGATTAAGCTGAGCTTCAATTGGTATATCTTTCGTGCCCTCCGTTTGTGTAGCTATGCTGCCTAATACCATAGGGTCTTGTGCTGACGGCCCGTCGCGAAAGAATCCGACAACGAGAGAGCCTACAACTAATTCGTGATTTGAACCGTTCTCTTTAAATGATGCTGATGTATTAGGCATTACAACAGTTGCCCAGGGAAGATCTTCTTTTTTAATTAGACTTGTGTCATCTGAATGATATCCATAAGCTCTCACTCTTACTCTATTAAGCATTTCAGTATCATTTATATCTTCTACTAGTCCTAAGAACCAATTAAAGTTATCATTTATAAATTGATCATTATCTCTCATTAGTCAAGCTCCAATACTAAAGAATCTTTTTTACATCTTATATCCATTGTATATTCGTCTTCAAATTTATGTGTAATACTTGTAATAATGTGTAGACCAGATAATAATTTATCTACCATATTACCTCTTTCGTCTTCTAATTCATCTGGATCTGAAGATTTTGTAAGAGTTAATTTAATTTTTTTACCAACACATAAATCGAAATCACCATTTAATTCTAAATCATGGCTCATAAATTCTGTATTTTCTAAATACGCTTCATTTTTTAATAATGTAGGTACTAATGGTTGATGATAATTACTTAAATTGCCAAATGCTAATGTATTAGTAGATATAAAATGATTTTTTGCTTTAGTAAATTCATTTAATTTTTTTGATTGAAATTCTGTACTAAGACTAAAAGGTAAATTTGCGTTTAATCTTTTTAGTTTCTTTTTATCATATCTAAATTCATTCTTTTCTAATTTTTTAGTAGCAATATCAAATGAGATCATATTAGAAGCATAAGCTCCAGATGAAACAGATAAATATTTAGATAAGTTTAATTCAGAAGATATTTTTCTTATCTTAGCCATACCTTCTTCATAAGCATCTTTTGAATCCATTTCACCAGTATAAAAAGCTTTTTGTTTATATTCTCTATATGTATCTTCTTCCATTAAATTTTCATATGAATTAAAGTTAACGCCATTTGTTGCTGTTTCATAGAAATAAAATGGCGTAGAGTTATCAAATGCATTTCTCAATAACCAAGAAACAGCATTTAATGGTCGAAGCTTAGGGTATATGCCTTTAATAATATCTTTTGTATCAGTATTAATAAAGTTTGGTTTAATTTCTAAATCTTTTTTACATATACTTTGTACTAATTGTCCTATTGACCCTTGGAAAGAACGTTCTAATACTTTTAATTGATTAATCCAAGAGTGTTTTGATACTGCTACCATCTCATAATATTGTACACCAGGTGATGACTTTGAATAATTTTGTATAGATGCTAGAAATAATTCTAATTTAAATTCTTTTTTCTCGCCTGAATTATCATCTGTAAGTTCAACTGTTTTTAAATGAACATTAATTTTTTCATTACCAGTTAATTTTTTTATTTCTAAAAAGTTTAAAGCATCTTGAATAGCAACTGTTAATTGTATTGAAGATCTATATAAACTTTCTGTTATTGTAATTGCACCAAGCAAATCAATTATATTAATTACATCACCACCATTTGTAGTAATGTCAAACTGCATTATCTGGTATGCTGAAGGTAAAGATCCTTCAGAAGAGCCAGCTGCTAATTTTGCATTAAATTGTTTAGCCATTTATAAGAGTCTCAAATTCTTCTGCAAATTGTTCAACAAATCTAGGATCAAGTACTCTAATCTTAGATCGTTCTTCATTTATATCAAAGAGATGAGCTCTGTTTGTTTTAAACGATAAACTATTTGTTGCAACAGTTCCTGCATATGTAGTTGCGTTTTCTGAAAAGTTAGTTGATGGATATACATATCTTTCTTCAGCATCGCCTGTTTCAAAGTAATGATGAGGAGCATCAGCATATTTGTATACTACATATGATGCAACTGAATCACCAGTTGTTTGTCCATCAATATTTTCTGTTGAATTGTTAATAGCATTAGGGTCACCAATAAATGCACCAGTCGTATTTTGAATTACTAACTGATTCATATCAACATTTTTTTGTGTTAATGTACCAGCTGCTCCTGATATAGAACCAACTATACCTTCTCCTATTTCAAATCTACCAGCTAAACTATCTTTAAAATTAGTTATTTGTTGATCAGTGTTACGTACAATTTCTGGATTAGTTGTAATTGCAAACCCTTCATATTCTTTTTCTATAAATTTATGAAAAACTTCTGCACTCATAGGCCATGATGAATACCCATCATGTAAAAAATCATTAATTAAAAAAAATGTCCAATAATAATTTGGTGTATTATATAATCTTTGAGATACTATATCTGGTCTTTCTCCATTTTTTATCTCATAAAATCTATATTGAGATGGGCTATCAACTTTATAATCTAATGGCCTTACAGATTTATGAAATTCTACTATAGTTTGTAATGTACCATCACGATTAAAATCATATTTGTTTTTTGGAAATTTTCTAAAATAAGCCATTATACGCTCCCATCATTACTTTCTGATTTAGGTCGATCTCTTCTATAATTAAGATCTTCACCATATAAATCATCTCTTGTAAGATTCTTTGTTTCTTGGAATGAAAGTTCCATACCTATTTCAGCTGGAGCTCCATCTGCATGAAATATATTTGTTGATTCATTATAAACAGTATTCATTGTAGTTAAATAAGAATCTAAAATCATTGGCATAAATTTATTTTCATCTTCACCACTATAAAATTTAATTCTAAATAATGGAGGATATTGTAATGCTAATGCTCCTATTTCCTTTGGATATAAGAATTTTCTAAAGGTATTTTCAATAAGTCTTCCGTCTTCAGCTTCGTCTGAAGATTCAGATACTAATTTAAAGCTAAAGGTAAATGTTCTAAGTGCAGTTGATTCAAATGCTACTGCGGTGTATGGATTTGCAGCTATGCCTTGATTTAATTCAGTAAAAGCTGCTGTATCTCCAGTAGTTCCGCCACCAGCTTTTGCGGCAGAAGTAGCTTTTGCAATTGCATCAGCTTTAGTAAGGCTTGCTCCATCTCCTAAAGCCTGGCCTGCTCCAATTGAGCCTAAATTAACACTATTATATTGTGCAGCATCAGGTACAGATATACCAGGCGGTAGATAAAGAAAGATTGTTTCAAATGCTTCTGGATCTTTTTTTGAAATAAGCTCAAAAGATATGTACTCGGCTCCTTCATCAGCCATTTGACTTAATTTTTTTGGAAAGTATCGTATTGCCATATAAAAACTCTTATAAATAAAATTACTATACAGTTATTTATAAGGTTTAGACATGAGTTATAAAGGTAAATATACAATTAAAAACAAAGAGAAGTATGCTGGAGACTACACTAAAGTAGTCTATCGCTCCCTCTGGGAAAGGCAAACATTTAAATGGTGTGATAATAACCCTCAAGTAAGGTATTGGAATTCTGAAGAGATTGTAATACCCTATAAATTTCAAGTAGATAAAAAGATACATAGGTATTTTACTGATTTATTTATTGAAATGAAAGATGGTAAAAGGTTTTTAATAGAAATTAAGCCAAAAAAAGAGACAGTTCCACCTAAGAAAGGTAAAAGAAAGACAAAAAGATATGCTCAAGAGGCATTTACATTCATTAAGAACCAAGATAAATGGGAAGCAGCTAATCAATATGCTGAACACAAAGGATGGAAATTCCAAGTATGGACAGAAGATACTTTAAAGGGATTAGGCATCAAACTACTAAAATCTTGATATAAATAGATATATGGCAAGTTTATTTGATACACTACAAGCTGGAGCATTTCGTGCTGGTATACAAGCCAGAACACGAGAGAGTAATCTTTGGTTTCAAAAAAATGTAAAAAAATTAGGTACTGTAAGTAGGACAGCTCTATTAAAAGACGATGCATTAGATCCGCAATCTAAATTTATTGCTGGTAATATGTATATGTATTTCTACGATCCAAAATTTAAAGATGAATTACCTTATTACGATAGATTCCCTTTATCAATTATGGTTGAACCAGCTAAGGGTGGTTTCTATGGTCTTAATTTACATTACTTAGCTCCAGGAGTAAGAGCTCGATTCCTTGATGAGTTAATGAATACAGCTCCTAAAAATATAACTGATAGATCTAGATTAAAATTAAGATATAATCTACTTCAAGGTGTAAAAAAATATAAAGAATTTAAACCATGTTTCAAACATTATTTGATGAATCATGTAGAATCTAAGATGGTAAGAGTACCTATGACAGACTGGGAAATTGCTATATTCTTACCAACTGAACAATTTAAGAAAGTTAAATCTCAATCAGTTTGGAGATATTCTAGGAAACAATACGCAGGTTAATAAATGGATATAGACAAATTAAAGGCTACGATTAGTAAAAAAGGTGGAGTTGCAAAACAAAACAGATTTAATGTCTTTTTTACTCCTCCAAAAGTATCGCTTATAAACAAAAATCCTGCTACTTTAATAGGTACTTTAGTTTCGGGTGGTGGTATAAAGAATGTATTTAACGACCCAAGAGATATATCACTACTTTGTGAATCAGCTTCATTGCCTGGTCGGCAAATAAATACAACAGAATATCAAAATACTGATCTAACTAAGAAACAAGTTAATGGTGTTATAGACGAAGACGTTACACTTAACTTTATTCTTACAAATGATTACTATATAAAGAACATATTTGATGAATGGACATCAAACATAATCAATTTAGATAAATATAAAATTGGTTATAAAGAAGATTTTACGACTGACGTTGTTATACAACAGATCAATCATAAAAACATACCAATATATGGTGTGAAGTTGGTAAATGCGTTTCCAACTACTTTAACTGCTGTGACTTTGGATAATAATAGTGAAAATACTATCCAAAAATTCTCAGTGACGCTATCATATGATAAATATGTAGAAGAAAATGCGCTGGAAAGCGTTGTTTCTACAGCAAGATCAGTGATAGACTTATTATCATAGGAGATATAAATTATGGCTTTGCCACAAGTAAATGTTTCCAAGTATAAAACGGTTATTCCGTCGCTTGGAAAAGAGGTTGAATATAGACCTTACCTTGTAAAAGAGGAAAAAATATTAATGATCGCTATGGAATCTCAAGATCAACAACAGATTCTTACAGCAGTCAAAGATGTTATTAGCAACTGTATATATGATGATGTGAAAGTAAGCGAGCTAGCAATATTTGATATTGAAGCTTTATTCTTAGCATTGAGAGGTAAATCAGTTGGTGAAGGCATCGATTTAAAAATGAAGTGTCATGAATGTGAACATATGAATGACATTGAATTAAATATTAATGATATCAACATCCCAGAAGTGGACAATGAAGATATTACTATAGCATTAAATGATGAAATAGGAATTGTTATGAGATATCCTTCCTTTGAACAGATTAATTCTTTCAAAGAAGGTGAATTAGAAACGGTTGATGGAGTATTTAAACTTCTTAAATCATGTATTAAATCAATATATGACGAAGAAGATGTTTATGATGCTGATAAAGAAACTGATAAGTCACTTAATAACTTTATTGAAAGTTTGTCAAGTGGTCAGTTTCAAAAGGTATCAGACTTTTTTAATGATATGCCATCGCTTAGATATAACGTTGAATATAAATGTGTTAAATGTGAGAATGAGAATACTACGGAGTTAAGAGGACTTCAAAGTTTTTTTACGTAGGCCTCTCACACGATAGTCTTGTAAACCATTATAAGACTAATTTTGCAATGATGCAGCATCATGGTTATTCATTAAATGAACTAGATAATATGGTGCCGTGGGAGAGGGAGATATATATTTCTCTTTTACAGGATTATATTAAAGAAGAAAACGAACGTATTAAACGGGAAAATAGGAAGTACAACAGATGAGCAAAGAAGAATTTAGTGGTGACATGAGTAGAAATGAGGTCGAAATCGATCTTAATAAATTCATGGAACTCGTAACTGAGAATTCTGCCCTTAAAGCAGAGATCTTACAATTAAAAACAGATGCTGAACCAGAAAATCCATGGCAAAGATGGATATATCTATCAAACATGGTAGATTCATGGAGAATATTTCCACGCGCATTCTTAAGCGTGTACATATTCTTATTGTATTATTGTACAATGTGGTTTATGGACTTACCAAATCCTACTATGGAACAATCCGGATTAATCAGTATCGTAGTTGGTGCTGGAGCTGCTTGGTTTGGTCTATACGCAGGTACTGCTAAAGATAAAATAAATGGTAGCGGAAAGTAGATGAATAAAGATCAAGAGAATCTAGAAGAGCAAACTAGTCGTTTAGACAAGATAGTTGAAGTCTTAAAAGAGCAAAAAGAAAAAGATGATGCAGCATTAGCTACGGCTGAACTGCAGAATAAATTGACAATGGTTCAAAGTGGTGCTGCTGAGAAATTATCAGCTGATCAAAGTGAAGCTATTGAATCTCTTGTACAAGCCTTAAGTGGTAATAAGTTACAAGAACTTGAAACTCAAAAAGAAAACAACAAACGCGCTGAAGAAACTCTTGATTTACTTGGTGATATAGTCAAAAATACTCAACCCGGAGCTGGTGGAGATGTAGAGCTAGACGGTATTGGAATGTTAGGTGCTGGCTTTGTAGTTGCTATTGGCGGAGCTCTTACAGGTTTAGCTCTTGGTGTTGTATTAGGACTGGGCGATTCTCTTAAAGCTTTAGGTAAAATTCTTGGTAGAGGAATAAAAGGTATAACACCTAAATTTATTTCTACACCTCTTGCTAATCTTGTTAAAAATGTACAGAATTTCTTTAAAGGAATATCTAAATCATTTAGTACTAGATTTGCTTCTATTGGTAAAACAATAGCAAATACCTTTAAACCTCTAACGAATGGTTTAAAGAATATATCAAATGCATTTAAAGCTGGATTCTCTGGCTTAAAAACATTTCGATCCGCAACTGGTCAGTTCGGTAAACTTGGATTCTTTGGTAATATAGGTAAGGCGTTAGGTAATGGATTTAGATTTATTACGTCAGGTGTTAAAAATATACGTGCAGGATTCCAACAAATATCAGTTATCTTTGGACAGATTACTAAAACATTTAGTGGTGTAGGTAAAGGTACTGGTGGAATTGGTAAAATTATATCTCAGCTAGGTAATGTATTTAAAACAGTATTTAAAACATTCACTGCTATCGGTAGAACATTAGGTAGATTATTTCTTCCAGTACAAATAGTATTAGGAGTCATTGATGGTGTTAAAGGCTTCATCGACGGGTTTAAGAATCAAGAAGGTGGTTTTCTTAAGAAGCTCGTTGCTGGTATAATCGGTGGTATTGGTGGAGTTATAAAAGGATTGATTGGTATACCATTAGATCTACTGAAAAAAGGTGTAGGATTCATAGCAGGTCTATTAGGATTTGATAACTTTAAAGAAACCTTAGAAAGCTTTAGTTTCTCTGCACTGATTGGTACTCTATTTGACGGTATTAATAATATATGGCAAGGAATTATCGATTTCTTCGGTAACCTTTTCAGTGATCCAGGAGCTACTATATCAGCAGCTTTTAGTAGCATAGGTGATATAATGGGTAATTTAGTTAAATCAATATTAAGAGCAATACTACCAGATCCTTCAGCCGATTATGGATTATTCGATCCACGTGGATTAGCAGTTAAAGCAATACCTGATTCTGTATATGAATATGCAGGAATTAATCCAGACACTGGAGAAGAAGTAGCACCTCCTGTAGAAGCTCAAGCACCTAGTAATGTTGACGGCGAAGAAATGGATATTGTTTCAAGAGAAAACGCAGCTGCAGCTACTGGTGTAACTAAGGAAGAAGTAGTTAATGTTGTTGGCGGTAATTCTAATCAACAAACAACTAATCAAACTATTATTCAGAATCCTATTAAAATCGATAAGATATCCGCTTCAAACGCTAGTAGGTGATAGTTCTTAAGCTCCTATTAGGATTAGGTAAAGAAGAAGAATTCAATCCAACTATATTCAATATATTCATAACAGCTATTGCTCTAGGATCAGCTTTCTTTGGTTCAATACTTCTTATAATCTATATAATATTATCTATCATATAAAAAAAAGGAGCCATTTCTGACTCCTTTTCGAAATTAATTAAGATTAATTTTCTTCAGCTAATTTAGCAAAGTAAGATAAAGTATCATCTTCTCCAGCTGCTGGTGCTGAATCCATTACTGGTTCAGCTACATTTCCAACTTTTGGAGCTTCAGCTACTTGAGCTGTTGGAGCTGATTGAACTGGTTCCATACCAGCATCAACACCTAAAACTCTGTTCATCTTCATTTTTAGCTCATCATATGACTTATAATTACTTTCAGAAGTAAATTCACTTAGTGAGTGAATGTTATTATAAACTTCTTCTAGTCTTTCCTCTTCGCCATTATGTAGAGCAGCGACTGAAGCAAATTCTGATTTATCATAATTTGTCCAACCTTCTACTTTTCTAATTTTGATTTTAAAGTCAGCGCCTTCCCAGAAGTCATAAGGATTTACTGGATCTTCGTCTGCAAATTGTGGCTGCATAACATCCATAATTTTATCAAAGATCTTTTTACCAAACTTATACAGTTTGACTTTTCCTTCGTTCTGTGGGTTTTCTGGATCCGAAACAATTAGAACATTAGAGATGTAGTGTAAACGTCTCTTTCTGTCTCTAGCTGTTTGTTTATCCTCTTCCCTTCCAGAATTCCATAAAACAGAATTCATTTCAGAAACAGGATCGTCTTCATTGATTGAAGTCCTCGAGTTTTCTATGTACCATAGACCAGTAGGACCTTTAAATCCGTGATCCCAGTATCTTACCCATGGAAGATCTTCACCTTCTTTAGCAGGTAGGAATCTAACAACGGCATAACCGTTACCAGCTTTATCCTGCGTTGGTTTCCAAAAACGATCGTCAACGTATGATTTCGTATCAGTTTTATTTTCAGAAACAGCTTCTGCAGCCTTGACGAGTTTATCGATTGATGAGCCTCGCGTGCTCTTTAGATTTGCAAATGACATATTATATTTCTCCGTATTGCATTGTATTTACTGTATTATCCACTTTATTCATAATATATAGTTATATTATACCACATTTCAGTCACTTTGTAAAGGACTTTTTCATTATATTTACCATTTTTTCGCGGTTAAATTCCACGAAAGGCGCATACTTCGTTACTTTGCGATAGATATCCGGCCACATAATAGTTTCCGTTATCTTCTTGCCTTCACGAACCATGAACCCAAGAATATCATTTAGTATAACAATTGTTTCTAAATGAAGTTCCTCCCTAATCCATAGTTGTATAACTAATGGATGTTGGTTATTATGAGAAAGAAACAGATCATCATATGAGATGTTCTCTTCTTCCATCATTAATACTATATTATTTATATCAGTTTGAAACACACGTGTTATAGATTCACGTATCTTTTTCCACTCTAAATAATTCTTTTCTCCTTCTAATCCATGCATATCTGCTATATAATTATTATCTTTAATAAAATTAGCAATCATGTAATGTTTGATTTCTTTTGGATAGTTCTTACCTAATTTTGCAAAGAAGAACTTATCTTTCCTAGCAAAAAATGACTTAGGTGTTACCGTTGTTTTAAAATTATACTTCAATGCGTCATATCCATCTTGTTTAAAATGAAGTAGTAATGCGTTGTATAATTTGTAAGCTTCAAATGGGTCCATTATATTGGTAACTTATTGCCTCCTTTAGCTCTTAAGAGATTAAGCGATCTAGCTTCCTCTTCTACTTTTTGTTTTAACGAATCAGATAATAGTTTCTTAATATTGCTATAATCCATACCTCTTTTTTCTATGACAAAGTTTATAGCATCTAAATACGATAATTTCTTTTCAGATACAACTGTTTCTACCGCGATATTAAAGCGCTTCTTTGTCATTATTTTTTCATCTAGTAAATTTATAGACATTTTAATAATATACAATCCTTGTTAATTCTGCCTGATGGCTCATTAACTTTTGTGGTTAAACTTGCGATGAGTTTGTCATTCTGTTTAGCCGTTTGTTGTATAATTAATGGTAATACTTCATCTGGTTTTCTTAGTTTCATGACTTTTGAATCCTCAACACTCCACTTATAGAGTGTCGAACCGCGTACTTCAAAGCCTTTTCCTTGTTCTGCTTTATAGATAAAGAGATTCTTTTGTTTAACGTTGTAAACATATAGAAGTTCCTTGTCTGGTATAAGCACAGGATTGATTGATGTAAGTTGAGCTTCTTGACTATCTTTACAATAATGTAGTTTCTCAACTTGTTTGTCGGAGGTTTTCCTCTTAAGTGTTCTTGGTTTTCTAGTAGCAGTAGCTGACATAGAAAGTCTTTGTAATTCAGCAAATATGTTATCCATAGTTTTAAGCATTTTATTCTGATCTGTTCTTTTAATATGAGAATATGCTTCCATTGCTTGATCACATTTTTTATTGTACGCATCTGATACTACATCATATTCGAATTGTACAAGTTCTCGTAACATATTGATTGCTGCGCCTTTTAGATTATGCGCTCTATATAGATCATATACTGGAAATTTAATATCAAAGTTGCCATCTATCCATTCATCTAAAACTAATAAGTCCCAATCATGATAGATTGTAGATTCAAATTTAGCTTTTAGTCTTTCAGCTGGAGATATAACTTTTTTAACTGGAGCGTTTTTCTTTTCTTCTAAAGCGATTTTTCCATTCTTTAAATGTTCACTTATACGTTCTTTAAATACTTCAATCTTATTGTCAGGATATTCCCAACCAACAGCCCACATACGAATGCTTGAACCTAAACCTTGATTTAATTTCCAATCAGGTATAGCTTTTAATGCTTGTATTTTTTTAGGTGTATAACCCATAATTTCAGTAGCAAATTTTAAATGATATTCTCTGTTTTCTTTAGGACCATAAAAGTAACTGAACCATCTTAATCCACTCATTAATTCACATCTGTATTCAAATGAGTCAGGATCTTTTGGTGTTTTACCAGCTTCAAATACGGGCATCGGGCCCATCATTTGCTCATCAAGCGACAGTCTTTGTGCTCTTGTTCTTGTCTTTTTTATTTTTTTCTTTGCTGCCATTGTATTTCCTATAAGGTGGCAGAGCTCCGACTAATTGATATTGATAAGGAGCGCCGGAGCTCCGCCGAAAGTTGTCTTATGTATTATCTCCATCAAAATATTTTACACTAGATTTATCAAAAGGTCCTGGCTTATCTTCCCTGAACTTTGGTAAATTGTTTAAATGTTTTCTAGCTGCCGCTTTGTCTTGCGAAATAATTATGCTAGTACCTATTGCAAATACAGCGGATCCTACTAGTAATAGTACTATAAAAATGTTTTCTATCATCTTCTCATCCTAGCTATATCTATAATATGTTGATCGTCGATTACTGGAACTGCATTTGATTTATGCATCGTAGCAATTCCTTTAACTAAAGTACCTGTGTATACCATTCTTTCTTTTTTAGCTGTAGAATCAGGTTTCATTTGAGAAAGTCTTTTAAGAAAGTCTTGCTTTTCAGCTTCTCTTCTATCTGCTGCTTCTTGCGCAGCTTTAGCTTTGATCGGATCGATCTTCATTGGTGTAAATGTTGGCCTTTTCTTTTTGACACGGCTGGCCGCATGGTTTTTTCTTTTCCTACCCGTGTGGTCGTATCGTAACGATCCCATATAAAAATTTGTTGAACTCATAAGTTATATTATACCATACTTTAATCGATATGTAAACGATTAATTTCAATTAATTTCTTTTCTACTTCAGGCCATGATAAATAGCCTATTACGTCTGAGGTAATATCTGTATCGTAGCATAATACTCCAAACATATCAAGGACAGCAAGCTCCCATAAGCTTGACTTGCCACCATAAGAACCAGCATGTTGAATCACAGAAGCCCCATATCCGTTATCAAATTTATAAACCATTTGTAACCCATCATGGAAAGTATTCATTTCAACTGGTATCACTTATTGACTCCTCGTGTATGAATCGATCAACTCATCACCAGTTCTTCTAGAGCCAAAAGTACGTATAACATTTCCATTCTTACGTCTTTCAATAAGACCACCATTAAACTCAGTATCAGTTACCATACCATTTTCGATATCTGTCTTAGATTCTTCAGTTTCATACCACATAGACGTCATGCTATGTACATGAACAGATTTAACTCCATCTGCCCAAACTTCTGCATCAAGCAAAAGTCTTTGTCTTTCGACAACTTCATCATATTGTCCCATTTTGTAATTTATCCTCCACGATTTTTTTTACTTTATTTTTAGAATACCATAGGCCTGAAAACATAGTTTCGTTTCCATTACCCCAATCAACATGGTATCTTTTATATCCAAATGGTCTATCAGAAAATATTCTAACATCACCATAATTTTCTACTAATAATCGCATACTTAGATCTGGTATATATACACATCAAGACGCTCAGCGTGTCGAATAGGTAGGGATTGATCGTAAGCCCTAGGATTCCTACCATCAGCAAGAGCAGCTCTAGTACGAGGTCCTCTGGCTTGACACTTAACACGGAATTGAGAATAAGATTGACTCCCATACCCGTCTTTCTTTTGACGGGTTCCGTATTTAAAACGTTTTAATTCTGAATTTATTACTTTGACAGCTTTACGAACTGTTTCCAATTCAAGCATATCACCTGCACTGCCTGTATGAGCAGTAAATATGTAGCTTTCAGAGCTACGATCTTTCAATTTATTTATCATAATATTACCTTTTTAGTTTTATAAACTTTCTCCTACTTTTGGAGAATTGTTTTGAAGGACTTTTATAGAAGATCTCTTCCCTAGTCCCAGTTTTGATATATCCTACATTTTGATTTTTTTGGTTAAAAATGTAGGTGTGATTTGGGACATTACATCCGGAATCACTCCAATCTGTTATTTCTTTAAAGTACGTATACATTAAGCGCAATGTACCATGTCATATATATCACATTCAAGATCATCATGCGAATTTTCAGCATCTCTTGCTTTATCTTGAAATGGATCTACTAGTGCGTAGATAGCTGATTCGAGTTCATTAACTTTTTCACGAACTTTGTCTACTTCATACGATACATCAACACCGTTATCTTCAGCCATAGTTTCTATTGCCATGTAGATATTACTTGGCATGTCGAGATATTTAATTTCTCTAGTCTTCTCGTTGACCTCTCCAACTAAGTAACCTAGATCTTCTTTGATCTTAT